CCCCAATGTAATTTCGCGACCCAATAAAACAATTTCGGCAGCCTCAAGAACTACTCTATTAAACTTCCTCCTCTCGAAAAATTGGTTTCACTACTAAAAACCCCTAACGCACTGCGAAAGGGTAAAAATTTTCGCTTGACCAATCGGTCCTTTGACATGCGTCAGGTGCCCGGTAACTGTGGTTGCAGCACCGGTGGTCCAACTAGAAAATGATAATTAAAATCATCTCCTGCTGAACTATAAACGTAGATAGGAACAGAAGCATCCTCTACTTCTCCTGTTTCCTTCCGGTTTATAATTGTTATTTGGTTATTATTTGTTCTAGCCGTATAACCAACGACTTTCTTTCTTGTGTGGCTGTAGAAAGGTACAGTAAATTCCAGTATAGGATTCAGTGCTGCCCTTTGGAAATAAGTTGAGGGTCCTACCCTATCAGCATATGAAATTGTGAAATTTCCAGATGATGACACCCACATCTTATATCTCATAGATCCAGCCCAGAATCTATAAATCCTTGCAAATGATCCCAACAATGTTGGGGTCACTGCCATAACAAACATGTTATTAGGTAATGCTTGTTCAGGAAGTGAATTAACTTTTAAAGATTCCTTCTTTTCACTAACCTGTTTGAACAATTCATTACCTAATGACACATCCACTACATTTCTCTTTATAAGCTGTCTAACACTAGAGATTTGCTCTCCAATGGAACTAATACAACCTACATTACTCCTATTCAATGAATAATTCTCCTCCGTTGCCAATGGAGTTAAATTATCAGGCGCACCCGCCATAGCAATAAAAGTTTTTGATAATGATTCCTTCCTATCTATACGAAAACCCGATACAGGCACGTAATTAGGGATAGCAACTTCATAATCATCACCAAAAGAAGTAAAAACTAAAATAGAAATGCTGTCACTCACATTGTTTGCGGCCTGCAATTCATTCAGAACCACAACATCAATCCTGAATAATAACGCTGAAACATCTTCCCACAGCATATTGGACATCCAAGGCACGGAGAATGACATCGAATTTTCATCTCTTACGTCCCAAATGTATGCTAATGACCTATCGACCGAATCTAGATCGACTTTTCCCGAAGGCAATGGTGTTATCATAATTTGGAGACGACCACTGTGAGCAAAAGTTTTGACAGCCTTAAAAGTTACTTTTATGCTACTATGCCACACTTTGTGATGCAGAGTAAGAAATTGTCCACAAGAAGTGAACCTTCCATTACCATTTTCGTCACCTGTGCTTCCAATAGGACTAAAAGAATAAGAAAACACATTAGTATTCCTCCCATCTTTAACGTCCCACTCAAACCTGGAATCCAGCCATGGTCTTTGAGCTATGTATTTAAAACTCATTTCATCATCCTCGCCAACATTTGAATGGAATGGATCTATCTCATTATCCTGAATGATACCTAAATTTACTCCAGTATCAAGCCCTTCAACATGATTCATTCCTCTAGCTGGCATGTTTAAAATATTAACTGTTGAACCTACTCCTTCAGGTTTACTAAGACCATGGGCTAAAGCCCAATCCTCTACTCTCCTGCTCAACCAACCTAAGCTTTGTGAAAACATCTGTATCTTAGGGATAGGAATCAATCCTATCACGTCAGAAACAGCTGACACAGCTCTTGCTGGTAGAGATACAACTCCTCCTTCAGTTTTCTCAACTGACTCCTCGGATCGTGAGCCTCCTTGGGCGTGAAATCTATATCTCTCACCACCCAAATTGTTCATCAAAACATCATCAACTGTAGGCATATAAACTTTAACATTAACAAATTTGGCATAAACGTTTATATTAACTTCTTCAGCAGTTGTCGGTCCTGTCAATCTAGATACTACATCTATTTGCACTGTACCAAAACTACCTCGCTTATCCAAATTAGTTAAATCAAAAGTTTCATATTCACAACAGTAAGGAAACTTAAGGACAATATTATCAGAATCCGCTAAATTTAATAACTGGCCAGGAAAACTAGTTATTGATCTCAAGTGGTTAGTCAATGCTACTTCAGTTTCACTCAGGACGTCAGCTCTAGGATTATATCTGATCCATAAAGCGCCTTGTTGAAACTTGGTAGCATTAACTTTCACTTGTATTTCAATATCTGAGTGCATCCATCTCCAATTCCTCATCTTATCTCTAATAAAAGGAGATTCAGCATTAATTATAGCATTGGGAAACTGAATTGTCAACATAGGTTTATATGATGGCAATGATACAACATTCGGCTCACTCTTCACACTCTCATTTGATGACTTCCACTTCACACTCGAGACAAGTATAAGCCTGTCACAAATGTTTTGGAGGCAGTCATCGGCCTCCATACCCATATTAGGATTCAGGGATTCGGCATACTTAGTTGCTTCATAATTCGAATCACTAATATGTTGGTATCTCGTTGCGTTTGTTTGTATGTTAAAATTATTTTCTTGTTGTATTTTTGTTTCATTCATTTTTATTTCATTCTTGTATTATATTATTAGTATTTGTGTTAAGTTGTTATTGTGATAATTTATGATTTAAAATTAAGAATAACGCTCAAACGGCGATTCAAGAATATCTGTAGATTTCGTCATGCAAGTCAGCCAATTTGGCTTGCTTGTATGACCAGACTGCAGATACGTCTATTCCAGCTTTAACACAGGAATTAATTAAATCATTTCTGAACAAGTCGTACTCTGATTTACTCCTCCTACTCAATTCTCTTAGAGCAGTTTGTATATTTACAATCGTACTCTCCACCACATCTGCATTTCTTACAAAATGCAGCATCTTACTAATAGATGAATCTCTCAAAACTCCGTTCACATCTCTACCCAAAAATAGCAAATCATCTACACCTTTGACTTTGAGATCATCAGTCTTGTCTGCAGGTGTCCATGTCATACCAATATCATTCATCATCTTCTGGATACCAGAAGAGTTGAAAGTATCCTTAACATTTCTACTAGCCGACCAAACATGATCATCACCACCAGCTACAAACCTAATTTCCTCATCAAAGTTCTTGCCTGGGCACAATTTTTTGAAACAATATCTAAATTTTATGACATTATCCAAATTATTCCTAAGCGCTGTTCCAGGGTTTCCACTGGAATTACCACCATCAGCTTCAATGATATTCCCTTTGAATAGGAAATATGGTCTAGTTATAGCCTTCCAAAGACATTTTCTAATTTTATTATCTTCTTCATTGATTCCTATCTGGTCATACCATCTATTTATGAAACCAACGATCTGATCACTATTTATCGATGACATAGAAGCTTCAAAAGAACTATAATCTCCGTCTCCATAGTCACATTCATCTAAACTAGTAAGATATCTCTTCAACCTATCAACATCAAAGATCTTATCACTCATCCCTAAAGAAATGTTGTTTGTTATATTATGCTTTGATATATGAGACATAAAACATCCAAAGTATTTTCTGAACGCATAAGTATATTCAATAGGTCCCGTGCTTATAATCCTCTGCTTGCCATTAAGAACTTTTTCTTTAGGCAAAGCTTCATCTTTATAAGCTACTACGAACAATATAAAAGGAACTATAGACCTTTTACACAGTTCGATTAAACTATGAACTTTATTCATGAATTCTTCGTAATACACTGGAGGTGGTTCTTCTCTAGCCATTATTATATCCCTCTTTCCATTACTACACTTCATCGTCCAAGGAAAACCTGGTGATGTGGTTCTATTAATTGGACAGAGTTGCAGATCACCGTCTCCTCCCCACAATGTTTCATCATGGTTCAGCAACCTTGGTTTTCCTCCTGCAAATTTTGGCCACATATCATCTAATATGTCTTCAACTTCTTCTTCAGGGATCTCAGCTTTTTCCTTCCCAAATTTTAAAAGACTTGTTATAGCGTCACTACTCTTCATCTTAGCTGGCATATGAACATTCTCTACATATTCTAAATGTTCTGATATTGCACTACGTCTTAATACACTCTTATTTGAGATATGGTTTTTACCTATATTCCCAACAACATTAAAACCCGGTGCTTCATCCAATTCAGAATTCAAACCTTCTTCTATAGCACAATGTGCTATAAAAGGATCTTCTCTTTCTAAATTATCACTGATCTTGGATTCTAACATTTCTCTCGTTATAAGAGCGTAGACTGACTCCTCAGTAGACCCAGCATACAATATTCCAACATACTTACCGTGTATGGCAGGATGTTGGGACATCAAAACACTTCCACATTCACCTTTATTAGTCACAATTGAAGCTTTGATTGCTCTACCTTCTTCATATGGTTGTCCTTGCATCTCAAAAACCGATTTTATATCAACGTACGGTCTACATATAGATGACTCTCTAATACAGTTCTGACTGTTTTCAAGCAAAAAATTTTTTTGCACAAAAACTCTATCATTACCTATAAAAGGAATCTCTTTCTCATGTACGAATCTAGGCTTCAAATTTTTGTGCGAAGTAACAGATTTCAAAACTTTAACCAATTTGATTTCTCTAATCAATTCATCGTCACTTAAATTCATTACTTTGAAATCACTCATAGTGAGTTTTAATTTGTAACTTCTGCAAGAATACCTAATGAGTTCAAAAGGTTCATCTCCAACTAATAAAGTAAAATGATTCAACCATAATAAATGTTGGTCATCAACAAATAAAACGGTTCCTAGTCTCACTCCATTCTGAATAAGAATATATACATTACGATTCATAACTCCAACACCCAATTCCTCAACTGTTGAATATCCTCCTCCTTTAGCAACAAACACAGTATCTCCGTCATCTGTAGGTCTGGACACGAATCCTTTGAATCTCCTATTATCTCGATTGCGCTTATATTCGTTTGATAATGCTACTCCGCTGGGGATTGGGATACTATGCGCCACCAACAAAGACAATTTACATCTATAATCATCTTTAAAAGTATTGCATTTATCACAATCAGGCCTACATACAATAGAATTATCAAGCCAATTAGTTACATCTTTGATTGAAGATGGCTCCTCTATAAAACACACCTTCTTTTGACTATACATGAAATACATGATAGCTGGCATGGTTACAGCAACAAAACTTGCTGCTGCCAAAGCCATATTACAAGGGGTGAAATAATTATTAGCAGGTAGCCATTCTTCTATCAAAGGCTCACTTAAGAACAATGCTTTATGTAGAAATTCCTCATTTGATTCATTTATTGATTCCAGTGATGTCTCAATATTCTCTCTCACAGAGAACACCATACTCCCTGAATCTTTAAGTGTCATTCCCTCAGCATGAAGATCCATCTCATCCCAATTAGAATAATACTCTCTGAATGACTCTAGTTGACTACTAAAAGCCATCCTTCTATCTTCCAACTGTCTCATGCTCTCTATATAAGATGCGGAATATTTATTATATAAATTACCATATCTATAAGCTAAAGTTCCAGGTTCATCAATAGAACCGAAACTTAGAGTTTCAATATCCTCACCAGAAACTGGATCATAGACTATGTAATAATACGCTTCTAGTCTATGATTAACTTCTTCACTTCTACTACATCCATTATTATACCAATCAAAATAATTGGGCAATTTATTAATCTCATCCAAATCACCAATATAGCCTACCGTCGTTTTCGCAGGTTTTCTATATTGTTTCTTAGGCACCATGTGTACAGACAATTCCCATCGTCTCTGAATTGATTCTGGACATTTCAAAATTCCGACCTTGTTAATAACTTTTTCATTAGAAGTGGCTATAACATGGTGAGGATTAAAAAATATAGTGCCTTTCTGTTCTGCAACTGCTACATCAACAGGAGTTCTTTGAGTACTAAAATACTTATAAGCTTCTCCTTCGTTCTCCCATGTACCCGCACCTTTGGATTGGACTAATTGCTCATAATCATCAATTAAATACACCAATACATCATTAGAAAATCCATCATAAAATTTACGCTGTAAAGCTTTATAAAAATATTTATCAGGCAAACAAGGTTTATCATTATGGAAATTAACCATCATGAATTCGAATAATGAATCTACAGCTAAAGTTTTACCAATACCTGTGGTACCATAAATATAAATCGAAGCTGGATACATCTTGGTAACCCCTTTAGTAATATCATTTGTCTTAACTCTCTTCAACATTTTCTCTAATAGAGTACAACTATATTCAAAGATCTTAAGCAAAGACTGTTCTTTGCCTCCTTTTGAAATATATTTAATTAAGACGCTATGACTATTCCTCTGAGTTTCCAATTTGTATACAGCTTCTTGAGTCTTTGGATCGCATTCTATCAACATATCATCCAATCTACTCATTATATTAACCCTACTACACCACAAATAAATCAACGGCGCTTTGCTCAAAAATTTAGCCTCTTCATATTCATAACCTGTTACATACTTATAAATCTTAGGTACTATGAATTTTTTAATCACATCCACAATTTTCACTACTGCGGTTGCTCCTGCTGCTACTTTAATCAAATTTCTGATTAATGAATTTATGTTAAACTTGGCATCTGTAAGTTGCATAATAAATGTAACTATACATATTCCTCCTACTACTGATAATGATTCAATAGTATTGAAGAGACTGAAATCGAAACTCAATCCTCTTATAATATTACTGACATCATCAACAAATGCTTGAGCTTGCATAATATCCATTTTCAAAGATTCAAACAAAGCAATTAAATGTTTCTTCAACAATTTCAGAAATTCTTCCATATCAAGATCGTAATGTATAATCGCTTGGATTAAGCAATTTACAAAGCCTACCATTTTACTTTTCGAATTCGTCAATTGTGCTAATAAAGTTCCAAAGAAAACATGAGAATCTATGGTTTTCGCAACTTTCTTGTTACCATGACCCATTTTCAGAAGATTTTTAACCACACTATTACTAGGCAGGTAAAAATCCCACAAATGCTTCACCCATTTCTCCGGGAAGAAACCTTTAGCTACATCAAGGGGTCCTCCATTCAGGATCTCCAGATGAGCCATTTGTTTCTTCGTAAACTTCTTCCCTTTATTATTCTTTCTATACATCTTCAACATGCTAGTAAGCATTGCATTCTTGGTGTATTCAGTTTTAACTATTTCCAATTTTTCTTTGGGTTTATTATTAATATTTCCATTATTTTTATTATTATTATTACTATTAATATTATTATTTTTGTTTTTACTTTTATTATTTCTACTAACAGCGTCCTTTAAAATTTTAGAATCAGGATAAACTACTACATCTTTAGTGGGATCATAATAGGTCTTCCCTTTAACTCTTCTCACATCATTTTTGGTTTCTCGACAGGCCCTCTGCCGAAAGGGATCCAAACCCCTTAACAACTTATAATACTTTAAAAAATCTTTGTCAGGTGTAGGCAACAACGTCATTGCTTCATAACTTCTCTTAAGCCAATCATGGATTTGACCAATGTGTAATAGGTCCAAATAGGCCCACTCATCAGTTTCTTCTAAATCATCATACATAACGCATGATGCTCTTGTCCAAAACTTGATGAATCCATTAGCGCCAATTCCCATCTTTTCAGTTGCTAAGAATAGCTTAAAATGCCAGAAAATTATCTCGCTTTCAT